CCCGAGAGGGGCTGCGCAACGCAGTGCAAAACACCTCTATCACGCAATGTGATAGATCTGCAATCAAAGGAGCTGAATTGGCCTCCGAGCCAGTAACGCGGGCAAGGGAGTTTCTCTTCCCGTTAGGGAAGAATGAGATCTACACTGAGACTCGCTTTGATAGCGGTCACATTAGTAGATCTGAAACTACCGAGCAAGTGTTGCCGGTTTTGAAGGGGACGCAGTTAACTACGTCCGAAGGGCACGCCTGGGCCTCCCGTAAGGGAAGGACCAGCGACATCGGGGGGCCGTTTAGTACCTCACGCACCGAGATGAAGGCGAATAATATCGTCCAAAATCTCGAGCATGTGGACTATAGCGACCCTGTCACCGGAGCTTACGGTAAAACCGTATTCAAAGGTGGCGTATACCCGATCAATCCATCTGGTTCAGATAAGTTCCCAAACATTGTTCAGACGCCTGACAGCGATCTCAACAAGCTGGGAGCCACTGCTGTAGCTAGATGTAAGCCCACAAACTCAGTGGCAGACCTATCCACCTTCCTGGGTGAGACTCTTAAAGACGGACTTCCGTCCGTCGTAGGAGCTCAGTCCTGGAAGGCAAGAACACTTCGCGCGCGTCAAGCGGGCGGAGAGTTCTTGAACGTAGAGTTTGGATGGCTACCTTTGGTCAGCGATATCTTGAAACTCAAGAACGCTGTGCTTCATTCCCATTCTGTCATAAAACAGTATGAGCGTGACGCAAATAAGGTAGTACGTCGTAAGTACCACTTCCCAATTCAAAAGTCCAAGGACTCGTTTATTGTAGCCACAAACGTATACCCTTACGGGTGTATGTCTGGCTCAATTCAGGAGTTGTTTGGACTCGGGGATGTTAGGTGCACGGTTGAGACCGAGCGACAGGCGTGGTTTTCTGGTGCTTTCACTTACCAGCTTCCTTCCGGATACGACTCCCGGAAAGGTCTGGATCGTGTTGCACTAGAGGCCGCACAAGTGTACGGCCTACGCATGTCTCCAGAAGTTATCTGGAACCTAGCTCCTTGGAGCTGGGCCATCGACTGGTTCTCTAACACTGGCGACGTTCTTGCGAACGTTTCCAGTTGGGCTAGAGATGGTCTGGTTTTGCGATACGGGTACATCATGGAAACTACAAGAGTTTCCCGTACCTATACATTTGAAAGCAAGGCATCTAGCCCTGCGGCCAAATGTGGAAGCGTTAGCTTTGTACAAACTATAAAGCTAAGGCGACCCGCAAACCCCTTTGGTTTTGGCGTTAGCTGGGACGGCTTGTCACCGATCCAGTCCGCCATTGCCGCGGCGTTGGGAATGTCCCGACACCGCTAGCAGTTGCGTCTTGCAACTGCGTTAATCACCATGTTCCCTTAATTGGGGACGTAAGGAGCAATGCCTAATGGCACTCGCAGACCCTCAGTCCATTACCATTGCGGGTAGCACGATTTCGTTGCCCCGGGTTAACACCGGGAACAACTCTTCGGACTACTCGTCTGGCGATGGCCTTGTGCACCTCAGTCTCTCTTCCCAGTATGGGAAGCGAAACCGACGTGTGCTCCGGGTTGACCACTCGAAGTTGTCTGCCGATCCGGCGGCCGCCCTGGTTGGGGGAAAGTACTCGATGAGCAATTACATCGTGTTCGATACCCCGCAGGTCGGTTACACCAATCAGCAGATTCTGGACGTCTGGACGGGCCTTTCGGCCCTCGCAGTCGCCAGTTCGAGCGCGATCGTCGCCAAGCTTATCGGCGGCGAGTCGTGAGATGAAGGACCGTCTTCTAGATGTGATGTACTGCATTCTAGATTTCCTAACGCTTATCGCGATAGGTCTGATGGTCTACATCTTGGCCCTCCAGTATGGTCTAATCTAGCTAACTTCTCCACTTTGGAGAGGCGTATGCTAGCAGCCATGCTGGAGTATTAGAGACTCCACTAGGCTAAGGATTGTACCACCTCATTATAAGGAGGGATACATGAAAAGCCTAATGTTGCTCTGGCAGACGCTAGCCTATGAAATGGCTAGCAGGTGTTGCACTAGCGCCACCCGTGACTTTAAAACAGTCACTGGTCGGTGCAAACATGAGGGGTTGTCGTTTCTCACGATAACCCTACCTGCCTTTGGGAAAGACTTCGAAAAAAGTCTTGACCTCGGGCGGGTCGATCGCAGTCTCTTCACCGCTTTCGGGTGGAGAGCAGGGCTCCCCCTATTCTTAGGGGGTTTCCTCGATCGTGTGTTTGACCGAAAAAGCGGCGTGTTGCTGGATAATCCAGATGTAGATGCAATTCATGCCATACGTCAACTAACGTTGATGTTTGGCAAGATGTACTTGCCGTGCAGCGATGCACGAGTACGTACAGCTATATCTGGTTTTATCCAGTGTGAGCATGATGTCAAAGTATCCGATAGATCACTTGAGCCTCATAACGTCGAGGATTTCAAGCGCATCTCCGGATTGCTGTTTGGCAAAGCGCTCAAAGAAGTGGATCGTAAGGTCCTCTTCAATGAGCTCAAGCCGAAGCATGGCCCTGGAGCTACTGCTGATAAACTTACCGGAAATGGTAAGTATAAGCAGACTACATGGCCAGCTCGTCTGGAGAAGATATTCCCAAGTAGGGACTATCTTCTTCCTAACGATCGATATTTTGATCGTTTGGACGAGGTTGACATCATCGAACCCGGTTCTGAAACCCCCGTTAAGGTGATTTCAGTTCCTAAAACGCTCAAAACACCTAGAATCATCGCTGTAGAGCCTGTTGCCATGCAGTATGTGCAGCAGGCGCTACTTGATGTTATTCTGAAAGCGCTAAAGAGGGATGACATCCTCAATCGCTTTCTCGGATTCGATGACCAAGTCCCTAATCAGGACATGGCACGGAAAGGTTCCCTTAACGGGGACCTGGCAACGCTCGACTTGAGTGAAGCCTCCGATCGTGTTTCGAATCAGCATGTACGTGCTCTTTTGGAGCCCACTCCCATATTGCATATGGCTGTGGACGCCTGTAGATCACGGAAGGCTGACGTACCTGGCCACGGAGTTATCCGTTTGGCCAAGTTCGCGTCTATGGGTTCAGCTCTCACTTTCCCAATGGAGGCCATGGTGTTCTTAACCATGGTTTTCATCGGCATAGAGCGAGAGCTCAACACAACGCTGGATCGTCGTACCTTAAAAAGGTTCGTCGATCAGGTGCGTATCTATGGAGACGATATTATTGTCCCCGTAGACTATGTGCACTCCGTCGTCAGTGTACTAACAGATTTTGGTCTGATAGTGAACACTGGCAAGTCTTTCTGGACTGGAAAGTTCAGAGAGTCTTGCGGACGGGAATATTATGAAGGCAATGACGTTAGTATTGTCAAAGTCCGACATATGTTCCCGACACGACGGCAGGACGCTACCGAAGTCATCAGCATGATTTCGCTTCGCAACCAACTCTACATGAGTGGTTGCTGGCAAACATGCCGTTGGCTGGACGAGAGAATTACCCAGATAATTAAACATTATCCGGTGGTTCTCCCATCGTCTCCGGTGCAAGGCAGGTACTCGTTCCTTGGGTATGAAACCCAATACGAGCACCCGACCCTCCATAGTCCCCTTGTCAGGGGCTACGTGGTTCATTCTGTGCCACCCAGCGACAAGCTGGATGACATGGGAGCCTTGCTTAAGTACTTACTTAAACGCGGCAGAATGCCATCTGCTGACAGTAGGCACTTAGAGCGTGCTGGACGCCCTCAGTCCGTCAACATCAAGCTGAGGAAGGCTTCACCGTTTTAATGGTGAAGGGGGGCCGCAAGGCCCTTGCGGGGAGATATCCAAGCCGGCTAACCTCTATCGAATTCAATCGGTATGTTAGCTGGAAGGCTATCCCTCTGAAGCCACGAACTTAATCGTTCCTCTGACTTCGGGAGATGCACTTGGCAGTGC